TGCTTGTTGTCGTCGTAGATTGAGAGCGGTGTTGCGCCGTGTTCTTGCTCCTCGCCCGTGAGGATTGCGTTGAACAGGTCCACGATGGTCTGGGCGTTCTGTTTGGATTGGATGGTTAGTTTCATTTCTTTGCTGTTGTTTGACTGGTTTCGAGAGAGGAAAGTTTTCGCATGACGCGACGGCCATAGGCGCGGGAGGAGGACCGCTTGAGGGCTTTTGGCCCACCCTGCCAGATGCGTGCGAGCGATTCGTCGGAGAGGTTGCGTCCGTAATGCGAAAGGTATGCGTTGGCAATGAACGTCGCGACGGCTCGATTCGTTACCTGCGCGTGGGAATAGTCTGTTCCCATGATGCGGTTGATATCTCTTACCATGATCGGCTTGATCTGGAGCGCGCCAAGCTCGCCGTGACGGCCTTTGGCATGATCGTTTCCGTTTGATTCGATTTGAATCAGGGCCGAAAGAAGCAATGGATGCATGGTTTTGTTCGCGCGCGTGGGGAAGTTTTAGACGGTCGAATCGCCGCTGTCGTCATCTAGTTTTCGAAACTCCATGCCGCGAAGATAGCCGCTCCAATATTCGCGCGTATGGTTGGCGTCATGCGGCATTGACGCCTTGCGTTCGTTTTCCGCGCGCCAGTAGGGCGACAAATCCGCGTGTAGAAAGCCGCTGGCAAAGCCAGCATTGAAGTCTTTTGAATCGGGGTTCACTGTTGGCCTTTCTTGCGAACCACACGCCCACCGAATCGTTTGACCAGTCGGTGCGCGTCGCGCTTGGCGTTGCGGCCCTGAAAGGTGTACTCGCTTCGACCGTAAAAAGCGGTCCAGTAAACTTTCACGGTTGTTGCCCTTTCGCTTTCGCGATGATGGCGCGAGCGTAGTCCAGATCGTCGTCGTCGGCCATCGGATGCGCGAGACGTTCAAGGGCGGAGAGAAGATCGGGGGCGGATTCAATCAGAATGGCGTTTGGCTTGCCGTGGGTGTTGTCGATTACTCGCACGATGATATGGCCATTGGAATCCATGATTTCCCATCCGGTGTACAAGCCCAAGGTACGCTTCCATGGTCCGTCGCTTGGATCTTTAAGGTAATGTCTTGGCATAATTTTATTCGTTTTCTTTGATTTGCTCTTCCCAATCTTCCCAATCTTTCAGGACTTCATGCCCTGCGGGAATCGCTTTCGCAATCTTGCGCGTGATGTAAAGCAGTCGCTGATATTTACCCTCCTCGCGTGCGTGGGCCGCATAGGCGCGCAGGTAAAGTTCGCGATAGGTTGGCTGTTTGGATTTCACTCGTTTCCTTTTGCTTTCGCGATAGCTTTACGCGCTGCGATGACTTCACTGTCTTTCTCAGCACTCCACGAAGGCGGATAATCAGACTGAACCAGTTCGATATAGGCTTTCGTCACGGCTTCCAGCGCGGATAACAATTCAGGCGCGGAGGCGATGAGGTGCGCGTTGGCAAGCGGTTCGTCCATGTGAGGCGCGAAGGCGCTTACGTTGATGAAGGCGAGGGAGAGCGCGCCGTGTGTATGGTTCACCGATTCGTCGCGGCCATCGATGATCTTAAGAGTCGAATGCGTCGGGTCGAATTGATCCTCGTCGAATCGGACAAGCCAAGGGCCGGGGGTGTGGGATTTCATGGGTTCAGGCGCGTAGGGTTCCGGTTTCGATTGCCCATTGGATTCCCTGCGCGGCTTCCTGCTGGTTTTCATCCAGTCGCTTACCGTCGCAACGAATTTCGGTCGTGATAAATGAGTTTTTTCCGTTCGCTCGCTTGACCGCACGCGAGAAACGATAGGATGCGCGGACTGCGGCTTCGATGGAACGATGGCGCGAGACGGTTCCGCCGTTAAATGTGTCGTGAAGAGTGAATTTCATGGGATTTCAGAGGATCATTTTTGCAGCTTCGCCGGAGGCTATCCCTTCCAGCCATTTTTCTTCCGCATGGTAATCGCCGGGATGGGGCGAAAGGCGAACTATCGTCTTTCCTTCATCGTCTCGATACCTTTCAAGAAGACACAAGTCACCAGTGTTGTTGGTCAATATGTTGCAGTTCATGGCACTGGCGTAGTTCGCCAGTTTAATTGATACGGTTTTCATTGGATGCTTTCGTTTGATTTGAGGGTTATTCGAATGCTTCAGATAGGTAGACAAGTTCGCGCGAGGAATCTTTGCTGGTGAATTCAGGCCGGAGGATAACCTTAGAACCCTCGCGCAAGGCGATTATTGATCCGTTATTTCGGCGACTTCCCCAATCGTTCAGGAGTTGCGATGCTTCGCGCGCGGAATATTCAGAATTGAATAGATGCTCTGTTTTCATTGGATTATTTGAGAAGGACTTATGGCCTACCCTTTCGCAGCACGCTTTCGCATGATGCGCGTAGGATAGGTCAGAGGTCCGCGTTGCAATAGGTCCGATAGTCTATGCGGCCGATCAGATAGTCCGCGCATGCGCGGGAGCGTTTTTCTGGCCATCCGACTGGACCAGTCAGCCAATCAAATATGTCAGAATATGTCAGGCCGCGCGCCGACTTGCGTGCGTGCGTAAGGTTACCGTTTAGGAGGTTGTCCACGGCGGTTGCTATGCGTTGAATTGATTTCATTGGATGCGTTGGGTTTAGGCTAGGTTGAACATGGCGCGAAAGTCTGCGTAATCGTGGCAAAGATCCGTCGCAAAGCGGTATACACCGATATCTTCGTGGCCGTCGGCGCGTTTGACGGTGACAAATTGCCACTTTTCGCCGGATAGGATGAAAGGATCTTCAAAGGATCGAAGGCGGATAAATTCAAGTACTTTCATGGATTGGATGCGTGAGGTTTATTCGTTGGGTTTGATTGATTGCAAAGCGATGCGTGCGGCAAGTACTGGCCCGTAGAAAGCTTCTTTTGCTTCCAAGGACAGCGTTTGATTGACGGCGCGTCCGTCGGACAGCTTGCGGTCAAATGCCGACAGCAAAAGGCGCAAGGCGCATTCGAGCTTTTCGGTTTGATTCGATGGGTAGTTGTCGTGCATGGGATTTGATTTGATTTGATGGATTGAAGACACGCCGCAAACTACCGTTTCCGATAGTTTGACGCGTACCGTCAACCGACGACGAAACCGCTTGTGTCGGTTTTTGCTTTGCCTTTGGCGGTAAGGCCGACGACGACGCCTTTAGGATCGAGGAACCGTAAGTCGTTCTCGTCGCCGTCTATTACGGGAAAACCTTGCCAATGTGTCGGCAGAGTCTTGCTGCGGAAAACGACCGCCACGTTGCCGCCACGTTTGAGAATTGAGATGCAGTCGTTTTCGTTCGTTTCGGATCGGGAAAACGTGAGGTTGTAATTCTTGGGCAAAGTACCGTCTAGGAAGGCGAACATGCGCGCCACGTTTTTGGTGTAGTCGTAAAATTGAACACCTTTGAACGCTTGAATTATGCCTTGACGCTCCCATCCAATGTCTGACGTACCGTTTAAACGCACCGTCGGCGTGGCGTTTTCTTTGGTACACTTGGCGACTAATTTTGACACGTTCGATATCAGCGTGGCCACAAAAGCGTTTTTGTTGGTGACGTAAAAACGTGTTTTGTTGATGCGTGCTGTTTGAACGCTAGTGAATGCGCCACGGCCGGCAGAGTAGAGACAAGCGGCCCGGCAAGCTGGCGACGCATGCGGACAAACATTTACGACACCGGACACCGAAGCTGGCGCAAGGTAGAGAATTCCGGTACGGTAGCCTTTAGACTGTCCTTTGACGGTCTTTGCGTTGGTGTCTATGGACAATAGATTTTTGGTCATGGGATTCAGAATTGTGAGCGGAAGAAAACGAAGAAAAAGGACCAGCCTGCGATAGCGTAGGCAAGGGAGAGGAAGAGGATGGAAGCGAGTTTTTTAAACGTGGGTTTCATTGGTTGAATTGGTGAACCGTTCACCGTCCACAACCCGCCATTGCTGACAGGCTGGGGACGAGGACCAGTCAGCGTTTGAAGTTAAATCCGGCTCTGCGATCTGCTTTGATGATCGTGTTTTTAAGAGTCTCAAACAAACGAGACTGGCCTTCCTCTGAAAGACTGAGCCAGTAACTGTATGTTTCGTAATTGATGGAGCCGGGTTTCGCATGATCCACTCCTTCGAAAGCAAACTCTAACGACTCGTGGGTCGTCCATCCGCTCACGAATGCCTTGTTGGTTACTGCCGCAATCAGCTCTTGTCGCGCCGTTTTTCCTGTCCAAAGTTTTTTGCTCATGATGTTTTCTTGAGATGTTTTCCGTTGCTGAGGACAAACTACGAAGAGCCTCTGAAAGAGTCAAAGAAAAAAACAAATTAATTTTGAAAGCGGGTCGAAAAGGCCGGTTTCATTGGGGAAAATGAGGGGAAATAAATTTCAGGATGGAACGACTGGCGAGTCCAGCTTGGAGTTTTAAGCGGGGAAAACCGGAGTTGCAACGGACGGCGCAACGGCCAATCATCTCAGGATGACGGCCAAGCAATGGAAAAGCGCAACGGCGCAGTATCTCAGCGGGAAAGACTGGGCAGCAATTGCAAGCGATTTGAGCGTGCCTATAAATACTCTGCGCAGTCGTGCTTGTCGTGAAGGGATTACGAAAGTGAAGGCGCAAATGCAAACGGTTTGCATTGAAAAGAAAGCCCAGAGCCTAGAAAGTCTATCGGCTTTGGTACGCTCGAAACTAGCTGCAGATGCCGCTTCTACGCTAGAGCGCGTTGACTCTTATGATCTAGATGGCATCAAGGACGAGGCAACACGGGAGCAGATACTGGGCAGCGTAGCTAAGCGATCAGCGCTTGTGTTTGGATGGTCTGAACAAGGCGAGGCTACCAGCGTGTCGATTAATCTGTTGGGCAGCATGCCGGATCGCTTTGCAGAGGTTGTCGTCTCGAAGTAAAGATAACAGTGTTTGTGCAACGGGGGAAAACTTATAGGCAGGATTAGATAATCTAATAGGGGAAAAGGATTCTTTTTCCTAGGATTGGCACACTTTGTGGCGCAAAGTAGGGCACCCCCCTTTTAGGGTGGGCTTCGTTTACGATACCCCCCTCAAAAATTTTCCGTCTTTTTGACCATGTTAAGTAAAATTAAAATTGGTCAAGTTATTTCTCTCAATCAAGCTGAGAGGAAATTGGCCCACTTCGTAGCCAAGAATCGTTCCGGCAATAATCGTCATTTCAACGTGACGAACTTGAAGATAAGCACGGATGACCCTGAGACGGTTGATCTGGAGGGCGTGTGCGGCGAGATAGCCTTCTGTAAGCTATTTAATGTCTACCCCGACATCGACACGGATCGAGAGCCTCCGCACCCGCTCTACGACGCGATTATCCCGCCCATTCCACCGGGCATTCGCATCGATGTGAAGACGACGAAGTACGAGAATGGAAAGCTACTGGTCGATGCGCGCAAAGGCTCCAAGACCGATGGAGTAGATTTCTACGCTCTGATGACGGGTCAATTCCCCGGTCCGTATACGTTCAGGGGATTCATCGCGAAGGAGCATATCATCCAGCCGCATAGAATCGGAACGCTCATCAAGGAATTCAAAACGTACATGGCGGATCAGAGCGAGCTAATCGACAATCCTTCGGATTGCCAATCAGCGCACTTATTCTAATTGACTCATGTGGCGCTATTATGCGTCATTCCGGGCATCGACCCTAAGCAAGGCGGAGGCTTGGTCAGCCATCGCAAAACTGTCTAAGCGGCAATGACGCTCCGCATCGGTCAGCGCGTAGGTCCGATCCGCCATCGTTTGATGGATGGATAGAATGGCCTACCAAATGCAGATAACGTCGGTTTAATTTTTCTCAATATGGCTTGTCCTAATGTCTTCAACGCCTTCGCCGTAGCGACTGAGTCGCTCGCGCAGGACGTCTATAAACGCGCCTCGTATCGCTCGATGTGGCTCAATATGATTGAGCGCGGAGAGTATCCTCAAGGTACTGGCTTGACCCAGACCTCGTACAACACGACCAGCATCGAGCCGACTTCGGCTGAGGAGTGGTCGGCCATTACCCTTGCGAGCGGTAACCCCGGCGACAACGGCGGCGCTTGCGATGTCACTTATAGCGAGGTTCCGGTTGGTTTTAATTCCGTCACTTGGAGTCCTGAGCGTTTCGCGCTCAAGGGTCCGTTGCTGTGTAAGGATGATCTGACCTATGACCACCGCGTCGAGGCGTTCTTGCGCGTGTACTTGGAGAAGCTCTCGATCCGCGCTCAGCGTTCATGGGAGACTCGCTATCAGAATACGTTCGCGAAGTTCGCGATCAAGGCTGTGGCCGACTCGTCCTTTACTCAGGTCGAGACGATTCCCTCTGGCGTGAATGAGTTCCCGTGGATTCAGACTGGATCAGCCGGTCAGGCGCTCAATCAGTCCACCTCTGAGTTGACTCAGGAGATGCTGGATGTCGCGGCTGCTACGCTGATCCGCAACGGCGCGACGAATCCCGATAGCTCCGGTTTCATCTCGTACAGCAGCGATGGTCCGGTATTTCCGCTATATATCGGCTTGGAGGCTTCGCAGCGTATCGCTCAGAACAACCCGGCGTTCCGCGATGACTTGCGCTTCGCTGATCAGGGCAGTGGCGCTGGT